TAATACGTAATAACCCGCGAACACAGCATTCGCACTCGTTCCGCTTTAGTAGCGCTCTTTCAAAGAGTGGTGTATATGGAAAACAATATTTAGAATTATTAATCACAGAAGAACAAGGTAGAGGAATATCATTGAGCAAGGAAAGGTTTATCTGAGAAGCATTCTATTCTGAGAATCAGAGTTCTGCAAACAGATTGAATTATGAACTATTGTGTGAATTGTCTTCGATCAATCGAGGCATCCGGGATTGATTGAATAAGAAGAACGCTGAGTGGCAAATTATCTCGATGCAGCCTGATTGAATGAAAGGTAGAGTGAAGTCAGAAGAGTATGCGACAGCGTCAAAGTTGTTGTCAGCTCAAAAGACCGCACTTGCTAAGTATTCAAGCGAAGTTAATAAAGCAGCAGAAGAATTTAGAAGAAAACAACAACAACTCGAGAAAGAGAAGGAGTTGTCGCTGTCTGTCGCGATGGAAAATACTTTAGTCTTTATTATGAACTTAAATGTAAATCACCTATCCTTGGAATATCAAATTCGCTACATAAGATCTGGTTACATAGAAAACGAAGACGAAAAGAAGAAGGAGCGTCGAGAGATAGATGTAAAATTGAGAGAACTCCAAGAGGTCGCATTGGCACAATACTTAGACGGTAGATTTGATAAATCAAATTTTCCTCTAAGAATGTAGCTTCCCTCTTTGCCTTTGACAAAGACCGTTTCAATGATTTTCTGCAGTACTGGAGAGTAGATAGGGCGATGACTAGGTTATTCAGTTTTGGCAAGGGATCGACCTTGTGAGACAGTCGTCGCTTTGTTAGAAATGTTCAACTCAAAAGTCCATTGAAGTCTTGGTTAGCTATTTTGGCAGGGGGTGCTCTCAAAATTGACGACAAATTCACAATACCAAAGGGCTGACGTTTGAGTCGAGTATGATATTTACCGTACTCAGCACTTTTCACGGCTTACAACAAACGCCTAGATTTAAAATGACTTCCTTTCGATGGGTGCTCTAGACTCGATTTGCAAAATTTTAAAGGAGCATTTATGCCAGAAAATGAGGTATGTAAATTAGTGGGGTTCTTGGATTTCAAAGTTTCTTCCATGCGGACTCGGTTTTGAGGGTCCGTACAATGAGTTCAAGAATTTCTACGATCGACAAAATGGGCGGAAATCGTACCACACACGTGATTGTTCAGTGATAAGGCAATGGTGGGGGGTGGGTTTTCTTCAATAGCATTTAATTTGAAACAGATGGCATGCCCTCCTGAGAGTAAATTTACTTATGAGGAGATGAGCGAAGCGATAGCTAAAAGAATTGATAAACTGAAACTACCAGCTATTGGTGATATAAAATCTTTGGATATAAATAAAGTTAGACTGAATAAAGATGCCTACCCTGGTTTTGTGAGTGATATGTCCAGTGGGTCGACTAGAGGGGCGACAGCCTTATATTCAAGTGCGATAGCTAGATATCAAATTCGCAAGATATTCGCGAATAAGAAAACTTCTATGGATATTTGAAAATTTGGAGTTAAGCCGAAAGCTAACAAGCTTACTAGAGAAGACAAAGAGCTGAAGGCTCGTCCAATTGCTTTATGTGATGACACTTTGGTTCGTGTGGGCGGTTTTGTCGCTCAGACGATTACTGATCTTTTAGGATTTTGTCCTAGATCAGAAATCTTCTTAGGAAGATCTTTAGATGGAGAAGACTTTAAGTTTATTGAAGAGAAATTTGTTAAACCTGGTAGGATCTTCGCTTGTCCCGACTTTTCACAATATGATAATTACAATTATGAAGAGATTATGGTTTGTGCGTGCGGTATTCTTGAACAATTATTTACACGAAACGAAGCTTGTAAGAACTACTTTTATTATATAGCAAGTTCTGTCGTTGATAAACACGTAATAGTTGAACCGGGCGTTCTTTACAAACTCATGAAGGGATTACCATCTGGGCATCCATTTACATCACTTATTAATACATTGTGTAATTGAATTATATGGACTACTGCATTTGACAATATCTATCGAAAACATGGCAAAGTCCTTGATGATGATTTTAACTT